ACAGTTGCGCGACATTCTTGGCGTTTCCGTATCTCTTTATTCTGACGCTTATTTGGAGCAGATGATTTCATCGGCAGAACTTACGATCTTGCCTTTGCTTACAGGCTATCAATCAGCAGTCACCGAAATTTATGTAGAAAATTCAATCGCCTATTACGGAACACAGCGCGTCAATTATTTCGTGCCGGGTCAAACCGTTGTTATATCTGGATGCGGAATTTATGACGCAACAGTTACAGTCACCGATGATCGCATTGCACCATTTGTTTTCACGTCTGCAACAGCTGAGGCAGACTCGACATACACGATCCCCCAGATTCCGGCAGGGCTGGCGTGTATAGATGGGGCAACCGCTGGCGACCTATACGCTGGCGTTGCTCCCATTAAATCAGCAATCTTGGTTGTATCGGTAGAAGTATTCCAAAGCGTCACCGCGCCGGGCAATCAAATTATGAGCGACGCTTTTCAGCCATCGCCATTCGTTCTAGGCCGAAGTCTCAGCAGCAGAATCATTGGACTATTAGGGCCATTCCTTGAAGTTGAAACGATGTGTTTATGACCATCGAAGCCGACATCCGAACACCGTTGCAAGCTGCGCTGACATCAATTGCGGCAAATGTTTACAACGGCATCCCAGAGACAATGACCAGCCCATCGATCGTTTTAATTCCAGATTCACCTTATTTGGAAAGCACTTTAATCAATGGCGCAACCACTAAAGTTAAAATCAATTTTCTGGTCACTGGCGTGGTTGGTTATTCCAGCAACGCAGCAGCTTTGACCAATCTTGAAGATCTTATGATCTCAATCATTTCAACCATGCCCGGCGGTTACACCGTCGGAGATGTCAGTTCACCCACACCTTTGGAAGTCGGCACAGGAAAATTCTTGACGGCTGATTTGCAAGTCTCAACGTATTACACCGACTAAGGAGAAAATAAATGGCAACAACAATCATCACCGGCAGAGACATCACCTTCACCATTGACGGCGATGATTTCGATGCTCAGGCTACGTCAGCGACTTTGACAGTCGATTCAACAATCAATACGTATCAAACACTTGACGGAAAAGCCTATTACACAACAGACACTCAGGGATCTTTTGCAGTCGAAATGCTTGCCGACTGGGGAGCAGCTTCATCACTTTGCGAAGCACTTTGGACAGCGGCAACAAACGCACCGCAGACTGGATTGCCAGTCGTATTAGTGGCAGATACAGGCGCATCATTTGCGTTCGATGTCCAGCCAATTTTGCCATCAGCAGGCGGCACTGCACCAGATGCGCAGACCGTATCACTTGCCTTTACTTGCGTGACCACGCCAGTACTAACAATCAGCTAGAAGGAGACCGGGAGCATGAAACTACCAATCACAATTGAATACACAACAGGGATCAGCGAGACCTACACTGCGCAACCACCAGAATGGGCGCGTTGGGAAACCCGGACAGGGTTCATCATCTCGCAAGCGCAGGACAAGATTGGCATTGGCGATTTGATGTTCTTGGCGTATCACGCCATGAAGCGCGAAGCTGCTGGCAAGCCAGTCAAGTCTTTCGAGATTTGGAGTGAGACCGTTGCCGAAATAACAGTCGGTGATGAGCAAGCCCCAAAAGTTACGCCGCCGGAAGTATAAATCGAATCCTTTGGGATTTGGCTATTACAACCGGACTCAGTCGATCAGAATTTGAATCGGCTGAAGATATAGTCACAGCGATCGAGATATTGGAGAAGCGAAATGGCGTTCAAGGCGACAAAGGGTCAAGGCACTTTTCGCATTGAAGTCGAACCGTATGCGCTGAAGAATTTGATCGCAACACTTAACTTGCTCGACAAAGAAACTCAAGGCCGCGTCAGAGATGCGGCTCAGCCATTGTCTAAACGACTTGCTGGACAGTTGATGCAATTTGGCGGCAGCTCACCAACACCACAGACCAAATTGGTGCTGGAATCCATGCTTACTCCACGCGATCGATTGATTCGTGTTGATCTGGGTGGGCCGAAGAAGGTCGGTCGGTTATACGGTGGCACTGCCAGCAAGAGCGGCAAAGGCAACAAGGTTGGACGCGAGGCTGCTCCAGCTGGTGCGTTGCTTTGGGGATCAGAATACGGATCTTTAACTGGCGTCGATCGAGCTGGTCGAAAATACAGCAACCGATTCAAAGCGCCACGCAATGAATCGGGCTACTGGATCAATGATGCCGTCGATTACTACACGCCAGTAGTTGCAAAAGAATACATAGAAATAGTACAGGGAATTATTAAAGATTTGAAGATCAACTGATGGCCGGTATTCCGAAAGTCAAGATTACCTTTGACGCAGACTTTGACGATCTAAAAAAAGGAATTAAAGGCGGCCAAGCCGAAGTCGAATCTTTTGCCGATAAAGTTGGAGACTTTGGAAAGAAGGCCGCGGCCGCTTTTGCAGTTGCAGCCGTTGCCGCCGCCGCATACGCAGTCAAGATCGGCGTTGATGGGGTCAAGGCAGCGATCGAGGATGAAGCTGCTCAGTTACGTCTTGCCACAGCGTTAAAGAATGCCACTGGCGCAACAGATGCCATGATCGCATCCGTAGAAAAGCAAATTCTGGCAACATCTTTGGCAACTGGGGTCGCGGACGAAAAATTGAGGCCTGCTTTGCAGAGGTTGTCTCTCTCGACAAATGATGTGACTAAGGCTCAAGATTTGCTTAATTTATCGTTGGACATCTCCCAATCGACGGGTAAAAGTTTAGATGTGGTCGCAAATGCTTTAGGCAAAGCTTATGACGGAAATGCAACCGCGCTTGGCAAATTAGGCGTTGGATTATCGGCAGCCGAATTGAAAGCGATGTCATTTACAGAAGTGCAAAGCAAACTTTCAGATCTATTTGGTGGATCAGCGTCAGCAAATGCAGAGACATTTCAAGGCAGAATTGCCCGGCTCAAAGTGGCATTTGATGAAAGCGTTGAGACCATTGGATTTGCTTTGCTGCCAATCCTGCAAAAGTTTCTTGATGTAATTACAAAATACATCTTGCCAATCGTGCAGCAATTCTCAGATGCGATCAGCTCCAAATCATCAACTGGTCTTGGAACACGAATCCAGGAAACCGTTGCAGTGGTTCAATCTTATGCAACTCCAATCTTTGAAGGCTTGGTCAAGTTATTCACAAAAGTCAAGGATGCCATTGTAGAAAATAAAGATGCTTTTACGTCATTCTTTGAAGTTGTCAAGGTCATTGCCCCAATCATCGGCAAAGTTATTGGCACATCACTCAGCGTAATTGGTGACATTGCTGGCGTTGTTATTGATCTATTTGCCAAAGTCTTGTCGGCTATCAAACCAATCTTAAATTTTGCAATTGATGCAGTCAATCAGATTATTCGTGGCATCAACCTAATTAAGCCCGGCGATGACATTGCATCAATCAAGAACATCACATCAACGCCCGGCACATTCAGCAGCATTTCTGGCGTATTAGGAAACACAACACCGACAATCACCGCCCCAGTTGTTCCAAAGATTGTGGTCAGTGGCTCAGGCGGAGGCGGTGTATCTACAGCGGCATCAAGCGCGGTAGCGGCTTCTAGTTACGCAGCTGGTTCATTCTTTAACCCAATGGCAATGAATACGCCAGATGCTCCGACAATCAATCTGACAGTCAATCAAGGCATCGTCGGCGATCCAGAGGCAGCAGCTCGCAGCGTTGTCGATGTACTCAATCGATCATTCTTTAGAGGCACAAACGGCGCAAATGCGTTGTTGTTCGGATAACTAATGACCCTTTGGAATCCAATCTGGAAAGTTACAATCAATGGCGTTGAATATCAATCGTCAGTCTTGGCAGATCTCACAATTACATCAGGACGCAACAATATCTATGAGCAAGCGCAAGCGGGTTACATAAACCTCGAATTGATAAATCTTGATCAGTCAAATGTCCTGATTGAAATCAATAGTGCTTTGACCATCGAATTACAAGATTCGACAGCTGCATACATCCCAATCTTTGGCGGGTCGGTGGTCGATGTAACTATCGCCGTAGCAGAACTTGGCAATGTCGCTTATGCGCAAAGGATTAAAATCATCGCACTTGGGGCATTGGCTAGATTGCCAAAGGCTTTGACCGATGGCATACTTTCAGAGGATTTTGACGGCGATCAAATTTACACAATCCTTCAGCAAGTTTTGTTCGCATCATGGCAAGAAGTGCCACAAGCACTGACATGGGCAACTTATGATCCAGCAACTCAATGGCAAAATGCCGAAAATACTGGACTGGGCGATATAGATCAGCCGGGCAATTATGAGCTGGCGGCGAGATCATCGAGCCGAACCGATGTCTATTCATTGGTCGCTGCCTTAGCCAATAGCGGATTGGGATACATCTTTGAGTCCGCAACCGGGCAAATCGGGTATGCCGATTCTACGCATCGCACGACTTATCTTGCGGCAAATGGCTACGTGGAATTAACGGCAAATGATGCTCAAGGATCAGGGCTAAGCATTCAATCCCGCGCTGGAGATGTAAGAAACACAATCACTTTGAAATACGGCACAACAAGTCAATTTGAGGTTGATGCTCTGAATTCTGAATCCGTTGGACTTTATGGGCAATTGGCGCAAATCTTTACAACTACAGTCAAGCACCAAGCCGATGCCCAAGATCAGGCAGACTTTTATTTGGAACTTAGGGCATTCCCACAATTCAATTTGAATTCCATCACATACCAGCTGACCAACCCAGAGATTGATGATGGCGATCGAGACTCGCTTATCAATGTGTTTATGGGGATGCCGGTCAGCATTGCGGATCTGCCGCTAAACATGGCTGCTGGCACATATCTCGGATTCGTCGAGGGCTGGACATTTCGCGCCGCTTACAATGAAGTCAGCATCTCACTCAATCTTTCGGCATTGGCATACTCGTTGCAGGCAATGAGATGGAACGACGTGCCGATTGTCGAATCATGGCAAACAGTAATTTCAACGTTAGACTGGGAACATGCGACGCAGGTCGCTTAAGGGGGAAATATGAGTAATCCAACAACGCCATTTTCGTGGCAGATGCCGACATCGACCGATCTGGTCACAGATTTGCCAGCGGATTTTGAGGTATTTGGTCAAGCGGTGGCAACATCGATGCAGTATTTACTTGGCGGCACAACAGGGCAAGTCTTATCCAAAACATCTGCAACCGATATGGCTTTTACTTGGATTGCCAACGATCAAGGTGATATTACTGGCGTAACAGCCGGCACAGGTATCACAGTCACATCGCCAACCGGGCCAGTGCCAACAGTTTCAATCGATACAACCGTCACAGCTGATCTCACAACTGCGCAGACTTTAACAAATAAAACTCTTACATCGCCCAAAATAAATCTTGCATTTAATGCTCAAACTGGCACGACTTACACATTGGTTGCCGCTGATTCGGGAAAACTTGTCACATCATCAAACGCGGCTTCCATTGTCATAACAATTCCAGCTAATATATTTGCAGCAGGTGAGCAAATTAACATCCAATCCATTGGGGTCGGACTTACAACGATTTCAGGCGGCGCGGTGACTATTACTTCAACCGGCGCAAGTGCAGTCGCTCCAATTTTGCGGGCACGTTACTCTGCTTGCACAGTTATTTGCACAGCAAGCAACGTGTTCACCGTGATTGGCGACATTTCATAATGTCTCCAATTCTAGGAATAGTTGCTTCTCAAAATTATCCGCGAACAATTAGCGTGAATTATTTAGTTGTAGCAGGCGGCGGCGGCGGCGGAAATCACGCGGCAGGCGGCGGCGGTGCGGGTGGACTTCGATCAACCGTAACTGCAACGGGCGGCGGAGGATCACTTGAGACTGCACTTGCCTTAAATCTTGGTACAAATTACACAGTTACCGTTGGAGCAGGTGGCGCAGGTCTTGCGTCACAAGGAGTCGGTGGCTCTTTAGCAGGCAATAATGGAAACAACTCAGTGTTTTCAACTATAACTTCAACTGCCGGCGGCGGTGGCGGCGCTATTGGCGCAACAACTGGAAAAAATGGCGGATCGTCAGGCGGCGGCGGTGGGGGAACGACAGCACCGGGCGGCACACCGACGGCTAATCAAGGCTATGCAGGTGCTACGGCTAGTTCGACTCAAGGCGGCGGGGGTGGCGGCTCTGGTCAAAGTGGATTGTTGCCAAATGGCGGAAACGGCGTAGCGGTATCAATTACAGGATCATCAGTGACATATGCCGCAGGTGGCGGCGGTTCGGGATCGACAGCTGCAGGAACAGGCGGAACAGGCGGCGGCGGAAACGGTGCGGTAAATAACACAACAGGCAACACTGCTGGCACTATTAATACAGGCAGCGGCGGCGGTGCGCAATGGTTCTCATCAGTAGGAGCTGGTCCGTTTGGCGGCGGTGGATCTGGAATTGTTATCTTAAAATATGTCGATAGTAAAACAATAACAATCGGCGCTGGTTTAACAGGTACAACAGCAGCACCTTCAGGTGGTTTCAAAGTATCAACGATTACTGCTGGCACTGGAAATGTAAGTTGGGCATAATGGCACATTACGCATTTTTAGACGAAAACAACATTGTTACCGAAGTGATTACTGGCATTGACGAAACAGACCTAATTGAAAGCCTAGATCCTGAGACTTGGTACGGTAATTTTAGAGGACAAGTCTGCAAACGAACTTCTTACAATGGCAACATTCGATTCAATTACGCTGCAATCGGATACGCCTATGATCCAATTGATGACGCTTTTATCTCACCAATGCCCGAATGTGGTCACGATGAATTAACACTTAACGATTTGAAACGATGGGAGTGTGCAGCTTGTGACGCCGAATTCGCAAAAC